ATGGCGCGCCGCCGTCCGACCCACTTTATTGGCCGAGCACGCGCGAACGTGCCGGCCCGCGGCGCGAGTCCCTCGCTCCGCGCCGCCGCGGTCCCCGGATGCACGGGGATAGGGTTCGCGCCCGAAACGATCGCGCATCGTCTCGCGATCTGCCGCACTCTTGTTTTTATGGAGAAACGATGACGGCGTACCTGATATCGCTCGCGACTGCGGGTCTGATCGCGATTGCCTTGTGGGAGACATTTGCTTGAGCGACGATCTCGAATGCGAACATGGGAGCGTTCCGGTCCGCCGGACAACTGCCAGGAAAGCGTCAAAAGCGCGAACGCTGACCGAAATTCGCTCGCTGGCGCGCAGTCATACCAGGACAGCCATCAGCGTTCTCGTCGGCGTCATGCGCTCCGACGATGCGACGCCGGCTGCCCGCGTCTCTGCGGCGAACGCCATCCTCGACCGCGGCTGGGGCAAGGCGGCGCAGCCGATCGAGAACGGCGAGGACGGCGCGCTGCAACTAATCCACCGGATCGAACGCATCATCGTGCATCCGGAACATTTTGACGGCGAGGACGCTGGCGCCATCGCTTGAGAAGAGGCGCCCGCGATGTCCATCCTGAAAATTCCGACAGCCAAGATCTTCGAGCCGCTGCTGCAACCCGCGCGCTACAAGGGCGTTTACGGTGGGCGCGGCTCGGGAAAATCGCATTTCTTCGGCGAGCTTCTTGTCGAGACCTGCCAGGCCGAGCGCGGCACGCTCGCGGTGTGCATCCGCGAGGCGCAGCGGACGCTGGCGCAATCTTCCAAGCGTCTGATCGAGGGCAAGATCGCGAGCCTCGGTCTCGGCCACGGCTTCAAGCTGTTCAGCGACAAGATCGAGACGCCCGGTGACGGGCTGATCATCTTCCGCGGACTTCAGGATCACACGGCCGATTCCATAAAGTCACTTGAAGGATTCCGCATTGCCTGGATCGACGAGGCGCAATCGTTGAGCGCGCGCAGCCTCGCGCTGCTGCGGCCGACGATCCGCGCCAAGGATTCCGAGTTGTGGGCGAGTTGGAATCCGCGGCGCAAGAGCGATGCGATCGACGATTTCCTGCGCGGGCGCCGGCCGGATGGCGCCGCGGTCGTGAAGGCGAACTGGCGCGACAATCCCTGGTTTCCGGATGTGCTCGAGGAGGAGCGATTGCTCGACCAAAAGCTCTATCCCGAGCGCTACGACCACATCTGGGAAGGCGAGTATGCGCGTGCTTTCGAGGGCGCCTATTTCGCTTCACTCTTGTCGGAGGCGCGTACGCAGGGGCGGATCGGAAAAGTCTCCGCGGATCCGCTGCTGCCACTGCGCGCCTTCATCGACATCGGCGGCGCGGGAGCCGCGGCGGACGCCTTCACGATCTGGATCGCGCAGTGGGTCGGCAGCGAGATTCGTGTTCTGGATTATTACGAAAGCGTCGGCCAGGTGTTGGCATTTCACGTCAACTGGCTGCGCGCGCGCGGCTACGGCAACGCCATCCTGTATCTGCCGCATGACGGCATCGCTGCCAACAACATCACCGGCAAGCGGTATGACGATCATCTGCGCGAGGCCGGATTTACGGTCGAACCTCCGGTGAAGAACCAGGGGCCGGGTGCGGCGATGATGCGGATCGAGGCACTGCGGCGGCTTGGCCCGCAGCTCTGGTTCAATGAAGAGGCGACCGAGCCCGGCCGCGAGGCGCTCGGCTTCTATCATGAACGCAAGGACGAGACGCGCAACATCGGGCTCGGCCCCGAGCACGACTGGTCGAGCCATGCTGCCGACGCGCTGGGATTGATGGCGGTCTGCTACGAACAGCCGGGCAGGGCGGCCGCGTTCAACCGGCCGATCCGGTATGCCGAGCAGGGCTGGGTGTGAGCGAAGCAGGTTGCCTCGATGAAACCTGCGGTTGACGGTGTTCCTGCTATGTTCTATGACGTGCAGTCTCTACCGCTGCGTGAGCTCTACGATGTTGGTGTTCGGAATACTGGTCGACTTGATCGGATACGCGGTGGCGCGAGCCACTTTGCCGTACCTTTCATTCGGCTGGATCTATGTCGAGCCCTTCAGTGCATCTCCGCAGCCGTTGCGGTGGCCTTGCTGTCGTCGCGACGCGAATGGGCGGATCGAACTGCGACAAAGGCCTGCCGGGTGGATCGGGTTTGGGATTTGCGTCATCGTGCTGCTCGCGACGGCGCTGGCCGTTCACATCGCTTTCCAGCGCGCGTAAAGCCGGATGTCGCCGATGAATGATGCCAGAATGACAGTGGAAGGGAACGGGTCGTGAAGTTCAACCGAGGCGGCTTGATCTGCGTTGGCATCTGGGCGTGCTATGTTCTGCTCACCCTCGCGGCGGCCTATCTCGTCGACGACGGCAAGAATCGCTGGTTTTTCGTGATGCTCAGCTCACTTCCTGGCGGGTTCTTCGTCGGAAACCTGCCGGACTCCATGATCGAATGGCTCTTCCTCAACTATTCCATCGCCGCTGAAATCGGCATGTATCTTTTGAGTTTTGCGATTGCCTATTTATCCGGATGGGCCATCGAAAAGATCATTCTCGGCATCTCGCCCTGGCTGAATCGTCTCGATGATCGATGGTTCGATCGCGTTCACAGGGACGATCGATAGGTCGTATTTGCATGGTCGACCGGGAGCGCAGTTGCCTCGCCGGCGTGCCCTCTCGGCGAATGCGTCGCCCCCAACAATCTCACCGCGCCAGAGCCCTGCGGGGAGAGGCGCCAAGTTCAGGAGTAGTCAGTGCCGGGTCGACACTCGCTCACAATTCAACTCAATCCGTACGGGATCGGACACGCGGCCGTGACCCTGACCGACCCGTCGGGGCAGACTTACGCGGGCTTCGGTCCGAAGGTGCACAACACACCGATCGGCCCCGGCCAATTTGACGTCCACGCTGTGCCAACAGGAACGACGTCGCTGCCGTCCGACTATTCCAACGTGTTCGGCGACGACCATCGGACCTTCACGGTGCCGATCACCGAGGAACAGGCGGGGGCTGCGCATGCCGAGATCGATCGCATCGCACGCGAGGGCCGCTGGTACAACGCCGTGAAGCCAGATCCTCGCGTTTGCACGACGATCGTCGATCGCATCATGCGCGCAGCCGGTGTGAACGCTGGACTCTATATGCTCCCGCGGATTGATGACGAATATCTCTCCGATATCGCAGAAACCCTGGCGCGGGATCCGAAGGCGAAGGTCACGAGCCAACACCGGCAACCCATCCCTGACACGCTGCGCGGCATCCAGCCAGACTATGCCTTCATCGGCGGAGGATACGATACGCCCTCGGAACGCGTGCGCCGCCCGCCGTCAGGTGAAGGCTCTGATGAGGCTGCGCCGCCGGATCGGGGCTCGCCATTTGCCGGGCGGTTCGGAAATTGGACCGCGTCTCCGGGCGGCAGCACTCCCGCTCCCGACGCGCTCAAGGAGACGACCGACGACGCGCCAGGCGCCGTCCGTCGCAGCGACATTCGCCGATTGACCCGGCAGACCGTTCCGAACGTGACGGACGCGTTCGCGTCAGGCGATTCACCGGTGCCGTATTTGCCGCTCTCCGAATTCAACGGCCGATCTGGCCAGTGGAGCGTGCGCTCCAATGATCGGGGAGCTCAGGTAAGCAGACCCATCGGCGTGTTCGCGGGTGAGCCGAGCCATTCCATCCCGCCGCCGATCTGGGGAACTGAAGATCAAGCCAATGCGGGGCGCCACGACGACCAGGCGTGGTTCGCCCGCTGGATCGAGCCATTCATGTTGCCGCGCTGAGGCGCCTGGCGCCCAAATATCGCTGCGAACGAGTCCTGACCGGGAAGGTTCTTTATGCCGAAAATGCCGATCTCCGAAGTGAAGGCGATGCTCGCCTCCGAGAAGGCCAACGCACTCGCTGCTATGTCGGCAGCACGGCTTGCCGAGGAGCGGGCCGACGCAATGGACTATTATCTCGGCGACATGCGCAAGGACATGCCGGCGCAGGACGGCCGCTCGCGCGCGGTGTCGACCGACGTCGCCGACACCATCGAAGGCCTGATGCCGTCGCTGATGGACATCTTTGCCGGCTCTGACGAAGTCGTGCGCTTCGAGCCAGTCGGCCCGGAGGACATAGCTGCCGCACAGCAGGAGACCGACTACGTCAATCACGTCTTCATGCAACAGAACCCGGGCTTCATGATCCTCTATTCCTTCATCAAGGACGCGCTGCTGTCGAAGGTCGGCATCGTCAAGGTCTGGTGGGAGGAACGGGAGGAGGAGAGCCGCGAGACCTATTACGATCTCACCGACGATCAGTTCGCGCTGCTCGCTCAGGACGTGGCAGAGTCGAACGGCGCGATGAAGATCGTTGCGCATACGGTGAACGACGTGAGCGTCGCACAGGAGAAGACGGAGGCGTTCGGACGCGCCGGCGTGGCTCGATAGCGGAATACGTGGTCATATGCCCGTGCGTCGTCCGCTTATCGCCGACCTTGCCGGCAAGCAGCGGGGCTCATGCGTTCGTCTCGTCAGACGTCATCCACCAAGAGGAAATCATGGGGGCTCTTTTCGGAGTTTTGACACTGATCGCCATGATCTGGTCAATTGGTGTGTACTTCCGCGTCTACAATGCAGTGCGCGAATTTCTCCCACCTCAGTTTCAGGATGACGAAAGTTCGCGCTATGCATTTTCGGTTTGGGCGCTGCGCCATCCAGTGCCGCTGTCCGTACAGGCAGAGTATGTCAGATACGTCAAAGGATCTTGCGTTGCGATTCTCTGCGGTGCGCTGACCCTGCTTTCATTCCACCAGATGATCCTTGGTTGCCTGGTTCTCGCGGCCTTTTTCTATGGTGTGTTTTCGGCAATCAAGTCTTCAAAGACCTACGAGCAGAATTGCAAGCGGGCGCTGGCGAAGGAGGATGAGCAGAACGAATGAGCGACAAGGGGACTTACGGCGGCTTCACTTACGGATTTCCGTTCCTGGGAGGATTGGGTGGCGGGTTTTATATAGACAATTCCGGGAGGCTCTATCCGCAAATCTATTACGGCACCCCCGGCTTCGGTGCACGGTAGGATACACCAACGATTTGGGTGCCCTGCTGACAGGTCCATCGGCAGCGGGAAGCGTCGGCAGGGGTTGGGTCAAGGGCAACGTAGCAACGGTGGGTACCGAGAGCGGCGTCGGGTTCGGCACGCCTGGCGCAGGCGTGACCTGGGGATTTGGCCCTTTCGAGTCGTCAAAGGACTACTCGCAGCCATGGACCAAGAATCTGATCGAAGATTCCGTTGACGGGGCGGGTCTGCCGAGCCGCCGTAACGTGTGGGAATATGGCTACCCTGAGCCAAGGGACGAGAAGAATGCGGAGACGGGCGCCGTCCCTCAAGAAAATGTTCGGCGTCTCACGCGTATGAACGCTTCGAATGCGGGCAATGTCGTCGCATCGGGAAGTTTGCCCGTGCTGGATCAGTCTCCTTCAGAGTTCGACGACCGATTTGGCAATTGGAGCATGCCGCCCGTCGATCGACAATCGTCGCGGGCAAGCCGGCCAGTTGGCGCGTTCGCGGGTGAGCCGAGCTATTCCATTTCGCAGTCGGTCCGCAGATTTGAGGATCGCGGCGACACCAAAGGCGGGCCGAGTGGCACAGCCGGCCTACTCGGTTTGATCCAGGACTATATGCGCAACAATGCTTACTAGCTTGAGGGAAAAACGGATATTCGGGCCGTTTGGCGCGAGATGATCAACTCCAACTGCCAGACGAACTCCAGCCCTGAGGAATGCACGACGATTGCTCTTAGAAAGGAGCGAGATTCCCACGCGGACGAGCTGATCAGACTAAGTGTGCTGACGTTCGGTTGGGGAAATTGCTCGAATCGCTACCTAAAGACAAATGATTGGGCAGAGAAAGCCGAATCGATGCGAAAGGCACTCGAGATGAATTTTCGCCGGCGCCTCAAGATGAAGGCATTTCCCTGCGCCGACTAACCGATCTCGACCTTTTCGGCCGCAAGCGACCCGCCTGCCCAACCGCGTCATGCGCTTTTGCGCGACATTCAAGGTCGCGACGAGCCAGGAGGCCACCTATGCAATTGCCATTTTCCGTTCACGCGAGCAACTTCAGCGGGCCAGGTGACGAGCTCGGGATCCGAGCCGACGCGCCAAGTCACCTTTACCGATAGACGATCGTCACTTTCCCAGCGGGCGTACTCCCAAAGCTCATAGCCCTCAGATCGGTAATGAAAGGCAGGCTCGGTGGAATCGCCGTTCGCCGGCACGATGTCGATTCCGTTGTTTCCATCGGAAGGGCCTTCGGTCCAGAAGACTGATGCGAGCCACTTCTTGCCGGGCGAGTAGCGCGGGGGAGCGACGATGTTTTCCTCCTTTCCATCCTGCTGCCGGACTAGAATCCATTCGTCGCTTTCGTAGTACAGGACGTGGACAAGAAGTAACCGGTGCTCGGGGAAATAGTCATAGAGCAGGTAGGTCTTGCAGCTTTCGTAGGGCCCTTTTTCGCATGCCTTCTTGCTCTGATTGTCTTTGTAGAGTTTCACGGCGCCATTGCCTAACGTCAGGCGAAGTTCGCCGCCCCGACGTGTCGCCAGTGCTCCGGTCTTTGGAATGCAGGCTTTTTCGAATGCGCGCGAGTAGGGGTCACTCTCGTAACCTCCGCTTTTCGTCTTTTCATCGAGAACGATCGCGGGATGCTGACAAGCACCGTCGCGGGGATACGGCTTAACACAACTGAAGTCTGCTGGGCACGGAGCGTCTGACGAGGTTTCCGCGAATGCGTTGCATGCGCCTATTGATGCGAAAAGCGCACAAAGGATAATTGCGCGCATCGTCATCTCTCGAACCGACTTGAGAGCGGCTGAAGCGAATCTCAATTTGCTGTCTCCGTGGATGTTAAATTTTGATGCGAACCGCGGCGGATGCCGAGAACAGCATGTGTCCGTATAGCAGCCGACAGATGAGCATAATCCGCTGGTTGAGATGGCCTAAAGTACTACCTGACCGCTCAGGACATCAAGTCCCCGCTTCCGCGCGACGTCCGCAAAACGATCGCTACCGGACTTGCACGCAAGATCGATGCCGCTTGCTGTTCCAGTGGGCGCGCTGGTGCGGGCGAGGCCGGGAAAGGTTCACCTCTTCGAACGTGCGCGCAGTGTCAACAATTGAGGGAAACAAGAGATGCCCGAGTACAAATATCCCGGCTATGGTCCGACCAAGGAAAATTGGCTGACGCCCCGCGCGAAGACCAAAGGTGGTTATCACGGCGGAAGTGACAATCCAGCCGAGCCGGGAACGCCGGTCTACGCCCAGTACAACGGAGAAATATTCAGAACCGGCAAAATCGATGGCTACGGCATGGCCGTTGTTGTCAAATCAAAAGCCCCGGACGGTACGGTATTCTATCAGCTGTATGGCCATCTCGGACCGGATCCGCTGCCGGCACCGGGTACACCAGTCGTTGCGGATCAGCCTATACCGGGCGCGGTCATCGGCACCAAGAAATATGTTCAGGATCAGGGAGGTCTCACGTCTGGTCCGCATTTGCATCGTGAGATCATTTCCGGCAGGGCGCCTTTGCATAGTGATCCGAAGGAGGGGTTCGGAATATATTCCAGCGACATCACACACAAGGCTGATCCGGACGCGTTTGATATCAATCGTCCAGTCTTTCCGTACCAGAACGGGCAGCCGAAGCCGGCGCTTCCATCTGGCACGACAACTGCGCCGCCTCGATCTCCGCAGGTTCGACCATGTCTCCCGGGCGTTACACCGCCGACAGATAATCCTCGGCCTGGAACTGCGTCCCAGTCATCGTCCGGCATCGCCATTCCAGGCGCGGAAGGTCCTACGTCGCTTGGGGGGCCGAACGGTCCGGCACTGTTGCGGGCTCCTGCGTTTTCGCACTCGCAATCACCTGGGAATTCGGCACCAGTTGCTGACCCGACGCTGCCACCGCTGCACTTCGCGCCCGAGGTACCACGGAATTTTGGCCCGTTCGCGATGCCGGGGTCATTCGGCGGACCAGGTGTCGCATCGGCTGCATCGGGGACAGCGTCGGTTCTTGGGTCTGGCTCTCCCATCCCCGGGAATACGCAGTCCGGTTCGAACGCACCATCGTTGGCTCCGGCGCTCTTTCCGCTCGAGGCGCTGCTGACAACCGATCGCAATCGCGCATTGGATCAATGGGCCTCGCTGCGGAGAGACGCGTCACCGCGCACGCCGGATGTTGCCGCCGGCCCGCGGGCCCCGGTGGATTCGTCCAATCCAGATCAAGCGTCCGCCGGCGGACTACTCGGCTTGATCCAGGATTATATCCGCAACAATGGCTATTAGGCCGCCGCGGTCTTTCTGCTGTCTGGCCCAACGCGGCACAATCTCAGAGATCAATCAAACATGCCTGTTCCCTTGCTTGCCCAGGCGCCGCCGGCGCCGATGGGGCCCCTCGTCACGCACGATGTCACCATCGTCACCACGCGCAAGCTCGCGCAGGCACGGGTGATGGGGGTGCCGCCGGAAGAATTCGGCATCGAGCGCGGTGCGCGCAGCATTCGCGACTGCAATTATTGCTTCCATGAGGTTGTCACCAAGACCGAAGCGGAGCTGATCGCGGAAGGTTTTGACGCCGGCCAGATCAGGGCGTTGCGGCCGCATACCGGGACGACCGAGATCGAGACGCTGGCACGCGATACCGTGGAGGAGCATCTGTCTGCGACCGCCGGCGGCGCGAGCGCCAATTCGGCGGCGCGGCTCGTCCGCATCACCGAGCACTATGTGCGGATGGATTATGAGGGCTCGGATCGCCCCTGCCTCTATCAGGTCATTACCGGCGGCGATCAGGCCGAGATCCTGCGCAAGGATGGCAAGGACTGCATCACGCCATTCGACGAGATTCCGTTTGCCGCCACCACGCCGGTGCCAGTGACCCATCGCTTCTTCGGTCGCTCGATCGCGGATCTCGTGATGCCGTTGCAACGGGAAAAAACTGCGCTGAAGCGCGGCGCGCTCGACAATCTCTATCTGCACAACAACCCCCGCGTCGAAGTGGCCGAACAGAATGCCGGGCCGAATACGCTGGACGACCTTCTGGTGTCGCGGCCGGGCGGCGTCGTCCGCACCAAGACGGCCGGCGGGCTGAATTGGCAGGTGGTGCCTGACATCACCACGTCGATCTACCCGATGCTGCAATATATCGACGCCGAGCTCGAGATCCGCACCGGTCTTGGCAAGCAGACGCAGGGCATCGACGCCAACGCGTTGCAGAACCAGTCAGCCACTGCGGTCGCGCAAGTGTTCTCGGCGTCGCAGATGCGGATCAAGCTGATCGCGCGCATCATGGCCGAAGGTGTGCGCGACATCTTTGCCCTGCTGCACGGCACGATCCACAAGCATGGTCAGCGCCAGGAAACCGTGCGGTTGCGCAACGCCTGGGTCGACGTCAATCCGCGCAACTGGAAGACGCGTGACGACATGACCATCAATGTCGGCCTCGGCTCCGGCGGCAAGGCCCAGCAGTTCGCCCAGACCATGGCCATCGCCAATGTCCAGAAGGAGCTGCTTGCCGGCGGCAAGATCAATCTCGTTGGCGACCGCCAGCTCTACAATACGGCTGCCGAGCTGACCCGGATCATGGGGCACAGGAATCCCGACCAGTTCTTCAACGATCCCATGGCCGTCAATCCGCAGACCGGACAGCTCCTGCATCCGCCACCGGCGCCGCCGCAGCCGCCGCCCGATCCAAAACTTCTGGCGCTCCAGGCGCGGCTCCAGGCCGACCAGCTCGCCGCCGCACACAAGGCGCAGATCGAGCGCGAGAAGGCACAGGCCGATGCTGTTCACCAGCAGGTGAAGATGCAGGCCGAGATCGAGCTCGCCAAAATCAAGGCGGGACTGGATGCGAAGTTCGCACTGCTCGACGCTCATCTGAAATCGCTTGGCCAGGAACAGAAGCTTCAGCACGCGCAGGAGCAGCACCGGATGGATGTTACTGAGGCTGCGCTCGACCTTGCCGCATCCGCGGCGCATCACGGGATGAAGACACGGCCGAATGACGGGGAGGGGAGCAATGTCTGACGAGGGTGTGCTGGAGCGGGCGGCGGCGCGGGCGGTGCGCGCCGAGGCGTTGCTTGATGATGAGCTCCTGGACGAGGCGTTCGACGCGCTCGAGAAGAGCTACATCGCGGCCTGGCGAGCGACCACGGTCGACGATGCCGCAGGCCGCGAAAAGCTCTTCCTGGCCACCAACATCGTCGGCAAGGTCCGAGATCACCTCGCAGGCGTGGTTGCCAACGGCAAGCTGGCGCGTGCCGAGCTGAAGGAGCTAGCGGAGACGGCGGAGCGGCGGAAGCGGTTCGGGATCATTTAGTCGCCGCAACTACAGGGAGAGTTGTAGACATTGTTCCTATTTTGTTCTATGTCACAAAACCAACGGCGGACGTGACAGATCGTCGTACACATCGTCTTGCCTCGCGAACGAGTTGATTTCATGTGGATTTGGCCGACTGATCTTGATCCGCGTTCTTCCCTTGTTTGGGCAGTGCTTACATCGCTAGTCACGGCGACCGCGTGCTGCGCTGAGGCCGCACTACCAGCTCCGCCGCCCAAGCCTCCATCCGTTCCGACCTTCGAGAAGCTGCCACATACGCCGCTGCCAAAAGGCGAGTTCATCGCGTGGTGCGGCGACCATGATCGTTATCTGTTCGCTACGGACCACTATTACATCGACGCATATGACGGAGACACCAAGATCTCCGCTCCGTCTGCCACGGCTTCCAGATCCGCCCAATGCGGAGCGGATGGTCGTCATATTTTCTTTACCGAGGATGACGCTGGGCGCGTGAGAAAAGTCGAGCTTGAAAGCGGCAAAAGTCAGATATTGGCGACTTTTCAGAAGCAGTCACAACCCGGTATCGAGCTCTCATTTTCGCCCGACCTGAAGAGTGTGGCCTCGACCTTGCCCCTGCAGCTGACAATGGAAGCTGGAGAGTTGCGAACGATCAATGTGACCGAAGCGACCGGTCACTATGCCTCCAAGATCGATTGGGCTGCTGACAGCTCGAAGTTCTTCGCGGCCTACTCCGACACGATCGATATCCTTGACGCTCAGGGCAAGAAGATCGGGGGCGGCGCGCTTCTGAAGGGTTCATATGTTCGCGCAGGCTGGTTTGACGCTGAACAGAAGTCACTGTTTCTGTTCCTCGTGACGGAGATCGATGAGTCCGGCGGTCCTCTCGTCAGGTGCCGCATCGCGAATTGGCGATGTGCGCGTGTGAAGGAGCGCATCGAGCAGGCCTCGGGCGGTGGCAAAGGACTGATGGGCACAGTTGGTCCGCTCGATCGACCGAAGCCGCCCGACGATGATTCGACCGTGCTCTACTCGCGCTACGCGGCAGAACTTCGCGACGCCTCATTTCGTTTGCTGTTTCGACAGGAGTTTACCCGGGCGGCCGGTCAAACCGACGTGCAGCTCCACGTGTCTCCATCGGCCGCCAGGGCGGTACTGTCCTGGTCACGGAGTGAGCGCGCGAAATGTCCCGATCCGGCCAACGACAAGTGTCAGCCCGGATGGATACTCGATCTTACAAAGGTTGCTAAATGAGTGATCCTTACAATCCCGGACCTGCATTTCGGTTGGGCTCCGACTATGGCATGCGAAGAAATCCGTTTACTGGCAAGGAGAAATTTCACTCGGGCCAGGATTTCAAAGCTCCGCCCGGCACTCCGATTCCAGCGGCTACGCCCGGCGAGGTCGTCTATTCTGGATACAACGACGATTTCGGCCATACCGTGATTGTCCGGAATGCGGCTGGATACAGCCTTTACGCACACATGCAAGACGGTAGCCCGATGCCCAAGCTTGGTCAGCGCGTCTGGCCTGGAGACATCATTGGCAATGTCGGGAATACCGGTGCTCGATCCACCGGACCTCACCTGCACTATTCGGTCATCAAGAATGAGAAGGCAACGCGGGCTTTGGGAAGAGACCATCCAAATGGAGGAAGTCTCGGCCTAACCCTGACAGGTGATGTGGACGGCAAGTGGGGCAACACCATCGACCCTGCAAAATATGACACCAGTGTCCCTTATCTCGTTCAGGCGGCGGCCACCGGTGCCAGCGGTTCGGTCGCGCCTTCGGCTCCGCTGAGCGGATTGGGGTTTCCAAATCGCGATGGCGTCGTTGCCGCTCGCTTTGGCGACTGGAGGTCCTTGTCGGGTAACTCGACGACCGATCCAACGGCAATGACACCGCGGCCCGGAGGGCTGCCGGGAATGATCGCTGACAGTTTGCGCCAGAGCCCGGACACGGCAGGCAATTCGCGTGTGCTCGGGAGCTTCCCCATCGCGCCGCCGGTGCCTTTTGTCGTGGGGAATGATCCGTTGTCGGAGGGGCGGCCTGCCAGCTTCGAGGATCGCTTCGGCGATTGGTCTGAAATTCGTCGATTGTCGTCGCGCCGTGAGCCTATGCGATAGTCCCGCGACAGGATCCATAGGACGCATTGCTTCGATCGCGAGAGCTTGCGAATGTTCCAGGTCAGAAATGCGCTCTTACGTTCGCTCGAGGCACTGCTTCCGTTCTGTGCTTTCACTTTCCTGCTTTTCGGTCAGTCCGGCGCCCAAGAGAGCTCGTTCGAAAAGGAAGTCTCCTATCGCGCGGCTGACTATTGCCGCAGTGTTGCCGTGCGGCCTGTCGCGCTGAGCGACGACCAGTCGATCCTGTGCTTTGACGGACGGATCGAGAAGGACACGGATGTTTCGGCAGTCGCGAACCTCAGAGAGGGCGGCCTTTTCGTCGTTCGAAGTTCCGGAGGCGACATTGCGTCCGCGATCGCTCTTTCCAACCTTCTTCGCGGGCGGCGCGCAACAGTCGTCGTGTACGACCATTGCCTGTCGAGCTGCGCCAACTACCTCCTGATCGCATCCGGTCAGGCCTATGTGCCCAAGGGGGCTCTAGTCGCCTGGGACTACGAAAGTATCGACCCCGCATACCCGTCCTGCTCCAAGTTTGCGATGGGAAAAATGCGCGATGGCGTGGTTCGGCTACAGAGAGGGTCCTGCTGGCCGATGCCGGCTACCGAAGCTCAGTGGCGGACGGTTTTGTCGGCGCAAACCAGCTTTTTCAGTGAGCGGATGGTCGATCCGCACTTCGAACCGCCGCCAGACAACCGCTATCTGAGAAAGGTCGCGAGGTCGCTCTATCCCGATAATTTCGCGTATCACCATATCGCCTGGACTCTGCACCCCAGATACTTCGCAACATTATTCAAGACCAGGATCGTCTACGAGGCTTATCCGGATGGGCAGGCCGAGATCGACGAGATGGTGGCTCGGCTGCACTTGAAGCTGAGAGTCATCTACGATCCCTAAGTGCGACCGGCTCGCTCCGGGGACAACCCGCGTGACACGTCTCAAATCAAGATCGCTCGTCCATCAAAGACCTAATGTGATTCAATATGACCAAAATTCCCGACGACAACGATGCTCCGAATCCTATCCTGGAATATCCGGGTGACAGCTTGCCTTCCTTCTTTTCGACGATTCTTGGGGAACTCCCCAATTTTGCCTTTCCTGATTGGGGGCCACCGCCGCCGTTGCCGCAAGGACAGTCGCGACCGTCGCCACCGCCTGATCCAGGTCCGCCCGGGATCGAGGTCGATCCGCCCGCTCGCCACCTGAATGGCTGTTCGGTCCGCCGCGTATCATTCGGTCCCCGGCACCTGACGCGCCCCTTGCGGGACTGCCTGGCATGATCGAGGCTTATCTGCGGAGCAAGAGCGATGAGACGATCGGGAGCTGCCGGCCGTAAGATCTGCTGTCGCCGAGACGGCACCTCAACCGGGCGGCCTGCCGGGGATGATCGCCGATTATCTGCGGCTCAGTCAGCCGAAGGCATCGAGATCGAGGGCATTGCTTGCTCCGTCGGATGCCGTCGGGGACGAGCGTGGATCGCTTGATCGATCCACGGACCGCGCATCACTCAGGCGTCTCTCGTCGTTCACGACGCGCTGAGGATCATGACGTGCTCTTGCCGTGGCGCTCGTGGAAATCGGTGGATGGCGTATGAATTCTGATCAGGTGCATCCGGCTCAAGAAACCTCTGGCGGAGAGATGTTCCGGCGGCCGCCATGGCTGACCTATGCATTCGCTGCCGTGACTTTAGCGAGCGTGGCAGGTTACGACTTTCTGATGTACCTCCGGCCCGAGGTGGCAGACCGGCTTCTATGGCTCAGCCTGGCGTGTGTCGTCATCGCCGTCATATGGCTCGTCGTTTGCGCGTTTCTTCGAAAGCCGCGAGGCGCACCGGTTCTCCTCGCCACTTTGCTGATTTTTTATGCCCCGCACCTTGTCGCGAGTGAGGACGTCCCTTGGCTCATATCCCTCGGATTCCGTCTCCATGCTTCGCCGATCGAACAGTACCTGAAGAAAGAGTGTCGATTGACCGAGTTCACTGAACAGGGGACAACGAAGGTCATCGGCGTGTGTGAGAGCCGTGAAGTCGGATCTGTGTTCAACGTGGCATTCGAACTGGTCATTTACGATCCGACGGGCGCGCTTCTCAAGCCGGAACGGAGGGACGCCGCACAATTCAAGATGACCAAGATACCTGACTACAGCAATCCGTTGAAATCCGATGCTCGTTCGTAATCTCAGACGACTCGGCATCATCAGCGCGATGCTGGCTGTTGCGAGCTTTCCTGCATCATCTCGCGAAGGCGAAACAAGCATACTCGGCATCCATCTCGCCATGTCACCCGAACTGTCGTTCCGCGAGCAACATATCAATCAGACCATTCTGAATTCGCTCTTGCTCGAGGCGAGCCGGGTTCCTGATGTGGCGCAATGCGGATTGTCTCATCCCTACCAAGTCGATTACGTCTTTGGTGACTTCGCCGTGACCGTGCGTCACATCAACCCGGCCATGCATGTGAAGTGTCTCCGCGGAGTGGTCCGCTATCTCTTGCGCGACGACATCGCCGAGGCAGATTTTATTGCCGCTCGCGCTTTCGAGACCCGCATGGCCCGCGAATGGGTCGAACTCGACCCGAAGTATCCTGAACGGGAAGATCACGCCGCGGAACGAATGGCGTTTCTCGCAATCTATCGGAAGTACTCACCGCTCTATCAGTTGCATTCGGTTGATGCGGACGCAATTGCGGCTGTCACTTTCGATGAATTCTCGTCCTGGCTCGGGCGTAACCGCAAGGAAGGAAGATTCACGTTCAATGGCCCTAAGCGGTTGCTGGAAGCGCTTGAATTGCCGGTGCCGGATCCGATGATCCTACAGCCAGTCACCTCGCTGATATCGTCGCGGACACCTGCTGGTATCCTGTTCTTCGATGGCGAGCGCGTTGGAGTTCCTGCGCTGATTGCGCTGTTTTTGGGGCATGACGAGACGCTTGCCATCGACGAGAAAGCGCGTCGGCGCTTTGCTTGCAATCAACAGGATCCGTCGGATCTCGGCGATGGCTACGGCGCCATAGCGCGCGCGTCGTGTGGTACTTATGATTACTTTGGCGATGTGTGGTTCACACTAGCGCTGAGGAAGGCCGAAAGCGCGAGTTATCCCGACTTTTGTCGGCAAGTGCTCGAGCTGAGCCATGATGCCGATATTGCGACCGTCATGCGCTTTAGTCCGGACGGCTCGAAGGGCCTGTACGATCTGTTGCCTCCAGCTTGCCAAACGTCGGAATAGCCGTCTACCGCGAGTGAAGCTCGCCGAATGAAAGGAAGTTGTCATGCCAGTCGAGCCGTTCGATGTCACTGACGAAAACGGTGTGCGAGTGACGGGGACCGCCGAAGCATTCCGCGACCCTAAAGGACCATTTTATGATCCGAACAGTAAATTCTACCAGAACCCGCGCTATTCCGACCACGACATCAGCTATTTGAATACCAGGGATGTTTGTCGCATCAATCCGGAAGTGCTCAGCCACGCCGTGCAAGAGGCGTTCCGAGCCGCACTGATCAAGTTTGGCATGCCTGATCCGAAAGAACCAGCGGTCAAGAGCGATGTCGACGGGTGGATCGCCGAGACCTTGCGGCAATGCGCGCTCCATCCCAACAAATATGTTTCAAATCAACCGCCTTCATCTACGGACTCGGAAGTCGAAAAGCCCGTAGGTGACCTGTCCCGGAGCCCGCCCAATTCGGGTGCACAGCCGCTGAATTTCGCCTCGGCGCGCCCGCAGGTGGCCTTTCCTCTCGAAGCGCTGTTGTCCCCTGATCGCGCGCGAGCTTTGAATGACTGGGTCTCGGCTGCGGGTCGGCCCGTTGCCGACGCTGCGCCGCAAAAGCCCATGGGTTGATCGATCCGGAAACGAGCTGCCTGCTGCCAATCTCGCTCAACCCACGTCGCCCATCCGGCGTTTGACGCGTGTTCGGCCGGGTTGATATCGGACTGCGTCCCTAAGTAAGCCAAAGATCACAACCACGCCGACCCTGGGCACGAGCGCAGGCGCCCGGCAGAGACATCTCGCGAACCTGCGAACCGGAAGCGACATTTCCGCGCCATCGCGAGAGCGAGATCCGAGACCGCCAGATCAGCCAAGCCGACCGATCGCAGGCGATGTGCAACTTGATCACTGCGCTGCCGAGACGGTGCGGCCTTCACAAGGAAGACATAGATGTCCCTACCGACCTCCACGTTCGTCACCTACTCCGCAGTTGGCAACCGCGAAGATCTCAGCGATATGATTTATCGCATCGATCCCGTCGACACGCCGTTCATGAGCGGCGTCGACAAGGAAAAGGCGACTGCCGTCAACCACGAATGGCAGACGCAGGCTCTTGCCGCGGCCGACAACACCAACGCCCAGCTCGAGGGCGACGATCCCAACACCAACACGACCACGCCGACTGTCCGGCTCGGCAATCTCTGCCAGATCTCCTACAAGGTCGCGCGGGTGTCCGGCACGCAGCAGGCGGTCGATCACGCCGGCCGCGACAACGAGCTCGCCTATCAGGAGATGCTGAAGGGTCTCGAACTCAAGCGCGACCTCGAAACCATCCTGTGCGGCACCAACCAGGCCAAGCTCGCCGGCAACACCACGACGCCGCGCAAGAGCGCGTCCGTCCTCTCCTGGATATTCTCGAACACCTCGAAAGGCACGGCGGGCGGCGCGGCGGACCCGGCGGCTGCCGACGGCACCGGCACGCGAACGGACGGTACCCAGCTCGCCTTCACCGAGGTGCGCCTGAAGACCGTGCTGTCCTCGATCTGGAGCAATGGCGGCAAGCCCGGCACCATCATGACCGGTGCCTTCAACAAGCAGGTGTTCTCGACCTTCACCGGCCGCTCCACCGCGATCGAGGAATCCAAGTCGAAGAAGATCGTGGCGTCGGTCGATGCCTATGAATCCGATTTCGGCAAGCTCAAGGTGGTCGCCAACCGCTTCCAGCGCCCGCGCGACGTCCTGGTGCTCGAGCTCGACAAATGGGCGGTGGCCTATCTCAACGGCCGCAACATGATCTCGATCCCGCTGGCCAAGACCGGTGACTCCGATCGCCGGCAGATCCTGGCCGAATACGCGCTGGTGTCCCGCAACGAAAAGGCCTCCGGCGGCGTGTTCGACAACACCACCTCCTGAACGATCAGGATCATCCGTTTCATCCTCGGGCGGCCTTCGGGCCGCCCTTTTCATTTTGGAGAGCCAAGATGCCGCTTCCCGGCAATCGTACCCTCAATACCGCCGATCTGACAGCCTACACGCCGTCTTGCGGCGCGAGCCCTGTCGCTGCCTATGTCCGCGCTCCCTTTCGCTGTCGACTGCTGAAGGTCGCCGGCATTCTCGGCGGCGCCGTCACCACCACCGACGGAACGATCACCGTGTCGGCCAATGCGTCGACGCTCGCGACCTTCGCGGTGCCGCAGGCGGGATCCGCCGCCGGCCAGCTCTTCTCGGTCGTGCCGCCGTCGCCGACCTACCTCAACGAGGACGATGTGATCGTGCTGACTCCTTCCGGCGCCTCCGGCGGCGCGATCCCGATGCACTTCTCAATCTCCGTGAGGACCGCCTGACATGCCATTTTTCTCCAAGCAAAACTCTTCGCGCATCGGCCCGACCCAGACGATCGCCTATGACGGCAGTGTCGGCGTCACCAACGCCTTTGCGTCGGAAACCTACCAGATCCGCCTCGTCGCCAATTCCGGCTGCTGCTATCGCGTCGGCGACGGCGCCCAGACCGCGACCATTTCCGATCCATATCTGCCGCCCAACGTCGTCGAATACATCACGGTCAGTCCCGGACAGCGCATCGCTGCGCTGAAGGCCGCGACCAACGGCCTGGTCACGGCAACAGCGGGCACGCTGTGGATCACGGAGATGTCGTGATGGAGGGCGTCCTGATCCGACCTCATCTCGATAGCAACGGCCGCGAGCTCGCGATCGAGCATGTCCAGGACGTGGCGCCGATCCTGGAATGGAACAGTCAGGCGCGCCGCGAAGAGCAGCACAGTGATTGGGGGCGGCACGTCGCCCGCATTCCCAACGTCATCTACGTCCAGTGGCTCAACGAGGAGCATGCCAGGGGCAATACCTCGTTGCGGCTGTTCACGCCCGAATTCGACGAGATCGTGCAGACGAAGCTCGATGATCCCGAATGGGCCTATTTGCGAACCGACAGGCCGAAATTGCAGGGCGGCTGGTCAGCGGAGCTCACGTGATAGAGATCACCGATTTCACATCGCTGCAAATCGCAGTAACCGAATATCTCGCGCGCGATCAGGACACGACGCTGATCGCGCGGATTCCGACCTTCGTCCAGCTCGCGGAAGCCAAGTTCAACCGTCAGCTCTTCGTGCGGCAGATGGAGCTGCGGGCGACCGCGCTCGTCGATCCCGGTTCGAACGAGCCGGAGTTCATCTCACTGCCGTCGGATTTCCAGTCCATGCGCAGGGTTCGGCTGTCGAGCGTGACGGGGAAGCCGTGCCTCGAGTTCAAGTCGGGGACGCAGATGGACGAATACCGCTTCGCGACGTCCGATGTCGCCGCGCAGCCGCGCTACTTTACGGTGTTCGGCAACGAGCTGGAGCTCGCACCAAGTCCCGACGCCGCCTACACCATCGAAATGGTCTACCGGCAAAACGTGCCGGCGCTTGCGTCGAACGGCAGCAACTGGCTGCTCGCCATGGCGCCAGATCTCTATCTCTACGGCGCCCTGCTCGAAACTGCGCCGTACATCAAGGAAGACGCGCGCATCCAGACCTGGGGCCTCGGGTTCACGGCGGCGCTCACTGACCTGAACAATCTCGGGCTGACGTCGACCTTCAATGCAGGGCCGATGACGGTGCGCATTTCCGGACAAGTCATCTAGGAGGCGACAATGGCAAGCTTCAACAAGTTCTATTGCTTCGTGCAGGACGTCGCAAACGCGCTGCACGACATGAAGACCGGCACAGTGCAAGTCTACAAGGTCTATCTGACCAATACGGCGCCGGTGACCACCAATACGGTCTACAACGCGCCGGTGGATCTCGCGGCCGGCAACGGCTATACCGCAGGCGGCAACAGCGTCGGCACCATCGCGGGCGCGCAAACGACGGGCACGTTCAAGTTCGTCGGCGGGACCGATCCGTCGTGGACGGCTTCGGGCGGTTCGATCGGGCCGTTTCAATACGCGGTGCTCTACAATTCGACGTCGTCGACCAAGCCGCTGATCGGCTGGTGGGACTACGGCACCGCCATCACGCTCACCAACGGCAACACTTTCACGGTCGATCTCGATCAGACCAACGGCATTTTGACGATTACCTGACATGGCAGCCTTTCTCGACGTTTGCAGATTCACGCCGTCGGCCGGTGGTACGACCGACTGGACCTATTCATCTGCCGTCACCGGTTACCAAGGACCGGCAGCCGCCGGCGTCGTCAATGGCCGACTCTACAAGTATCGCGCAGAAAGTGCGGATCTCAGCCAGTGGGAAGTCGGAGAGGGAGCCTATAACACCTCCACCAGCGTCCTGGCACGAACGACGGTCCTGTTCAATTCGTCGGGCACCACAGCGAAGATCAATTTCTCCACGACACCTCTAGTCGCGGTCGTTGCGCTCAAGGAAGACTTGATCTCCGTCGAGGAGAGCAACAGCTTCACGACCACGCAGCAGGCGCAGGCGCGGAGCAACATCGGTGTGACCGCGGTCGGCGCGGCCAGCATCGGCCAGATTCCCGGAACGACCGGCACAACGCAGCCATCCGCCGGCAATGTCGGTGAAGTGATCGTCATCAACTCGTCCCTCACGTTCACCGGCTCCGGGGTGAGCGGGAACGTCGGCAGCACGAGCGTCGCGCCTGGTGTTTACGACGTGACCATCGTCGGCACGTTCGGCGGTCCCGGTGCGACGACGTCGTCAGACTGGAATCTGGCCTTCGGTACGACCAGCGCGTCCGTGAGTTCGAGCCAGGCCATACAGCTTCACGAGCGCATCAGCAATTCGTCACCCCTTGCCGACACGTCGATCGTGCTGGCCTCGGCCTCCGTCCGCGTCACGGTCGCGAGCACGACGACCTACTATCTCTGTGCCCAGGCCGGCTACACGGGTGCCGGCGGCTATTCGGTTGTGGCGCAGGCCTACATTCGGCGCGCAAGCTAGAGAAACAGGACATGGCATATCATCCCAAGGACATCGTGCTCGCGTTGAAGAGCCTGCATCCCAGCCTGGCGGCGAATGTCGACTTCGAAGTGTCGGATCATGGTGACGGGCCGTTCATCTCCCGCTGGGAACGAGAAGACCTGGCGCAACCGACGGCCGCGGAGATTGAAGCGGTCGATACGGACGCTCTGCTGCAACAGCAGGTGACGTTCGTCGCGCGCGACATGCTGGCGCAGCTGACGCCGGACGACTACGCCAGGATCCAGGCGGCGATCGCATCGAGCGCTGCGCTGGGCCTGTTGTGGGCAGCATTGCTTGGGCAGGGCGAAGCGCCGATCTCGGTCGGCTCCGATCGCTTCAGGCAGGGGTGGGTCGGCATGATGTCGGCGCTGGACAAGGATCGTGCTCACGCCATCGCCTGCGCTATCGGCATTCCGGTCTGATCGATGTCACTTCTTGGGTTTGACGCTGTCGGGCGGCTGACGCTCGGGCAATTGCCGACGCTTGGGCTGACCAACACGGTTCTGCTCACCGCCGCGGGCGCCTATGCGGTGACGGGACAGGGAGCGGCCTTCCGGTCGGTCTGCACCGGCAATGCCGGCGTGCTGACGGTTTCCGGTACGGCGGCTGCATTCATGGGAACTTTGATCGGCACCACAGGCGGCTACTCGACCACAGGAACTGTCACCTCATTCAAATCGTCGTTCGCTGTGGGCGCCGGCGGATACGCGATCAGCGGCCAATCGATGTCTGCGCTTATACGGCAGTCGGCGTTCGCTGGTGCTTTTCTGCTCACCGGCAACCAGGGGGCGGCACGCATTTTCATGCGGTCGGCCGGTGGTGGCTATGCCGTGAGCGGATATCCGTCCTCCTTCACGCGGGATTTCGAATCCTGGTTTCCGCGACCGTTCGATGTCGACGGCTGGCTGGCTGTGCCCACCGAGCCTGAGCCGTGGACGTCGAAGCATGGTGCGGCTTCCTCCTGGACTGCCGAGGCCACCCCATCCAACGATTGGACGCCGTCGGCGGTGCAACCCGAACCATGGACAACTGAGTAATGCCGCTTCTCTCCTATGGCGATTACCGCCCCGACGTCAGCGACTATGAGGGGCAGGCCACGCGCAACATCCTCAACGTCATTCCGCGCGGCGATGGCTACGGCCCGTTTCCATCCTTCTCGGCCTACACGTCGGCCCTGCCGGCGCCGTGCCGTGGCGCATTCTATGCGCTGAAGTCGGACGGCACGGTCGTCACCTTCACCGGCACGAGCACCAAGCTCTACAGGCTGAACAACATCGACTTCACCTGGACGGATGTGTCCAAGGGAGGATCGACTTACTCGGCGCTTTCAGCCACTGCGCAATGGCAGTTCGCCCAGACTGGCAATTTCGTCTTCGCGGCGCAGGCCAACGCAGTGCTGCAAGTATTCGATCTCTCCTCATCGACGGCCTTCGCCGATGCGCTGGGCGCGCCGCCGCAGGCCGCCTATATCAGTGTGGTCGGACGCTTCCTGGTGCTGTCCGGGTTGCTTTCGACGCCGTACCGGATCCAGTGGTCCGGGCTGAACAATTTCAACGCTTCGGACAGCTGGACCAGTGGGATCAAGTCGTCAGACTTCCAGGATTTTCCTGACGGTGGCATCGTCCGCGGCGTCGCCGGCGGTGAATCCGGCGTCATCTTCCAGGACCAGGCGATCCGGCGCATGTCCTATGTGCCGGGCTCGCCGATCATCTTCCAGATCGATCGCATCACCCAGGACAAGGGGCTCTACGCGCCTTACTCCATCATCCGCGCCGGCGAACGCATCTTCTTCTATGCGGGGCAGGGGTTTCACAAGATCGAGCCGGGCGGCGTGCCGGAGCAGATCGGACGCGAGAAGGTCGATCGCAGCTTCCTCGCCGATCTCGACAAGGGCAATCTCCAGCTCTTCATGGGTGCGGCCGACCCACGCTCGACGCGGGTCTATTGGGCCTACAAATCGGTGTCCGGCACGGTCGGCGCGTTCGACAAGTTGCTCGGCTACGATTTTTTGCTCGATCGCTTCTTTCCGATCTCGGTGACCGGAGAGTATCTGCTGGGCATCTCGCAGACCGGATTGACGCTGGAAAATCTCGATAGTATCTCGTCGTCGATCGATGCACTGACGCTGAGCCTTGATGCGTACGCGACCGCGGTACAGCCGGAGATCGCGCAGTTCTCCAACGCCCATGTACTGGGCTTCTTCCGCGGCCCGAGTCTCGAGGCGACGCTGGAAAGCCCGGAGCAGGGCACCGACGAGAACCGCATCACCATCCGTGGCTTCCGCCCGGTGACCGACGCGGCAACGTTGTTTGGCTCGGTGTCCTCGCGCGACACGCCGGCTGCGGCGGCGACGCCAGGCGCGGAAGTTTTGGTCAACGCCCGGACCGGACGCTGCGACGTCAGGCGCGACACCCGCTATTCGCGCTTCAAGGTGCGCATCCCCGCCGCGACGCCGTGGTCCTTCTGCGCCGGTATCGTTCCCGACCTCACACCCAACGGCACGCTATGACGGCTTATGTTCCGGGCATCACCGAGACCGATCTGAAGAAGATCGTGCTCGCAATCCAGCAGCTTGCAGCCGGGCGATCGAACGCGGTCGGCAGCGTGACGCTGGCGACGGGCGCTGCGAGCACGACGGTGACGACGGCGAATTGCGCGGCAGGTTCGGTGCCGATCCTGGTGCCGGCCTCAGTGAATGCGGCGGCGGAGGTCGGCAACGGAACGATGTATGTGAGCGCCGTCGCCAACGGCGCGTTCACGATCACGCATGCGAACTCCGCGACGACAGGGCGGGTGTTTTTGTATGCGGTGGTGGGGTGA